AGAAGGTACAGAAGAAATGCCTAAAGATGAAACTCCAGAGGATGAGGGGTCACAAGAAGTCCCTATTGAAAATGCTGTAACAGATATACCTGAAAGAATAGCTAACCTAGAAACTTCTAAATTTAAAAATCCAGACCTAAGTAAAGGTGTGGCAACATCTACGTGGATAGATAGTTTAGCAGAACAAGGTTATCAGTTTCCTATAATTAAAGAAGTGTCAGCAGATGGAAGCCAGATATGGTTCTCTAATAGTGGAGAAGAATATGTAGGTAATCTAGGTGGAACAGGAATTAACAATATTGAAAAGGCATACTTTGGAAACCCAGTATTTTCTGAAGCAGGTGGTAAAAAATACATTGGTGACCAATATCAATATGAAAGTGGGGATGGAAGTTCTAAACCAAAAGCTGTTAATGTAGAGCGATATGATGATGACGAGGATGATGACTAATGGCTAAAAAAATGAAGTTTAGCTCAAAGGACACCAAATATTCTAAGCTACCAAAATCAGCAGCTCCTAAAACACCTAACGAACCCGATGAATATGAAGACCATTCTTATAGTCATAGAGAGGTAAGACCTGACGGAGCAACAGTATATTACTATGATAATGGAGTAAAAGCTATACATCATCCTAAAAAAACAGGTACTGACTATCACAGAGATGCTTCTAAACATCATTCAGATAAAGCTCAAGAACTTATAGACTCTAAAAAAACTCAAAGTGCTTTGTCGCATCTTAGGGCTAGAATAGGTCATAGACTTGCAGCCAAGAAAAAAGAAAATAAAGAATCTAAAGTGGATAAATTATATAAAGACTTTGGTGGGGCTGACTCAGGAGCAGGCGATATAGTTGCTGTTGCATCTGACCCCGGTATATTTACAGAAACATATAGTGGCACGGACTCTAAAAAGAAAAAGAAAGACACTAAAAAAGAAATTAAAGAGAATGAAAAACGAAAAAAGAAAGCTAGTGGTCCAGATAAATTAGATAAGTGGTTAGAGGATACACAAGAAAAAACTCTAGACTTAATGCCACTTACTAAAACAGATGCAAAAAAATATGACCTAGGAAGAACAGGGGGTCTTACTCCTGATGCTTCTATTAAAACTCCAGATGAAGAACGTGATGTAGAAGAATTTATGGAGGCTAGAACTAAAAATGCTGAGAATAGAGCTATGGGAATCAAAGAAACTAAAGACGGCATGATAAAAGTTGATGAAGCCATCAGTCTATCTAAAACACAACAGTTTAGTAATTATATTGTAAACTTAGTAAACGATGTTAGACTAGAAATGCGGAAAGAAGATGAAGAAGACTATGAGCTTACTGATAAAGACAGAGACGAATATCTGGAAGAATATGATAGAGCATCCGATTTACAAGATGAAAAACTAAAAGAATTTACTAAAATGGAAACTGATTGGTCAAAAGGCAAAAAAGATGATAAACTAAACAATATGCCTTTCTTAGGTAGCTATAAAAAGTCAATTGAAGGTAGGAGAGAGAATCCTCCACCACAAGTAGAAAAGCAATACGGGGCACCAAGAAGCCCTAGACCAGACCCTAACGGGTATAGGAATCCCCCAAACAGGAGGGTCCCTAAAGATTAGAAACAATATAGGAGACAAGAATGACAACATTCGTAATACCAGAAGAGGCAAAAGAAGAGATAGTAAAAAGAAAAATGGCAGGAGCAACATGGAGTGCTCTATCTAGATGGGTAGAAGATAGATGGGGTGTAGCAGTGCACAGAACTACACTACAAAAGTGGTACGATAGAGAAGTAGAGTTACTTGATGAAGAACAGTCAAATGACATGGAAGATATGCAAACAGACTTTACACCTGAAGCACATATCAAACTGGCTAAGAAAGTAGAAACTTATAAAGCAGAATCTAAATATTGGAAGAAAGTTGCAGAAGCAGCTATCAAAAAAGACGCTAAAGAAAACCTTCTTATAGACTCAATTAAAAAATTTACTCCTTCATACAAAGAAGTAAAGAAATACAAACGCCGAAAACCCACAGGTAAAATAAAAGGAAATAGCACGCAGTCTATGATTGCCCCTCTTACAGACACTCACATTGGTGACAATGTAGAAGGTGAACAAATGTTAGGGTTAAATACTTATAACATTGATATATTTAATAAAAGATTATACGGATGGGCAAATCAAATTATTACACTAGCAGAACTTAGGCGTAATTCCGCAGACGTTGGTGAGCTTATAATCCCAATGCTAGGGGATATGATTAGTGGAGACATCCATGAAGAGTTAGCACGAACCAACAATGACCACTGCATGGGGCAAATGATTAGAGGAGCTAACCTTATTTCACAAGCACTAATGCTTATAGCTCCACACTTTGATAAAGTTAGAGTTGCGTGTGTGGTAGGTAACCATGGGCGTATGACTAGGAAACCACCTATGAAAGATAAGTATATGGACTGGGATTACATGTTGTACCAATGGATATCTGTATTCTGTCAAGACCAAAAGAACATAGAGTTCCATATTCCAAAGTCTTTCATGACTACAATCAAAGTATGTAACAGAGATATCTTATTAGCACACGGAGACTTTATTAATGGTGGTGGAAGTGGTACTGCAATTAGTCGAGGTGTAAATAATATGCGAAATGTTATGGCATTTAGAAAAGGATTAGTAGATGAAATGCATCAACTACAAGATAATACTTTAGAAAATGTGCCAGATAAATTTGACTCAGCATTGATGGGGCACTTCCATAGAGTAGATGAAGTTGATATTGGAACAGGAGCTGTGCATATATGTGGATGTATGAAGGGTGGAGATGAATATGCTATGCAAAGAGTACAATCTATTAACAAACCAAGACAGATAGTATTATATTATCACCCTAAATACGGCGAGATTGGTAAAGAAATTGTGTATCTAAACAGATACGATTCACGCAAAGGTCAATTTAATGACATACTACCTGATGTTTGGTCTAAAACTTTTAGCTAAATAGGTTCAAATTAGTATAATAAGGTATGGAAGAACAATTCATACAACAATACTTTAGACAAGCGTGTCTATCTACTATTCAGGCTACTGTAAGTGCTGTATTTGCTAAATCACAAGAGAAATGTCCTGTTCAAACGGGACAGTTAAGAGCATCTGCTGGAATTATTAAAGCTAATCCTGCAGAAGGAGAGTTTACTCTTGCATATAACGTGAATGATACTGCTCCTTACGCAGAAATAGTAGAAAAAGGCGGGTCAGTAGGCACACATTATAGAAGAAGTCGAAAAACGGGTAGAGCATACCCAGTTCAAAGCTATGATGTGAAAGGGACTTTCTATTTAAGAGACGCAATTACAGAAGTATTAAGTGGTGATTTTAATGACGTTGTAATAACTGCCAACGCTGGTAGCACAGGTTACAGTATTAATTATTAGAAAGAGGATAAGATGGAAGACTTAGAAATTACACAAAATCAAGAGTGGATTATAGCAAAACACTCTAGAATGGTAGGAAAAGTATTAGATTTAGTAGAAGCAGCAATGCCTGAAGGCAAACAGTGTGAAAAATTAAAAAAATTACTACAAGTTCCCCTATATGATTTCAGAAATGACATGTTACGTTTAGAAAACGGCGAAGCAGATACTAATATCGTAGAATAAACCCCTATATTTTTTTATATTTATACTTAAATTAGTATAATAAAAGTGACTATTAAATATAGTATTTTATAATATATTGTGAACAAGGTCGGCGGTGGCTAAGACCAACCTTTTTCAGGTCGAACAAGTTTTTTAATAAACTAAAAAAACAAGGAGGCTATAATGGCTGATGAAATTCTAAACAGAATTGAAAAGCACATGGAAGGTACGTCATTAGGTTTGGCGGCTCTTGCAGAAGTGCTACAAAAAATGGATGGCAGAATGGATGCAGACGATGCTTATGCTATAGAAAAAGCAGAGCAAGAACAAGCAGCTATTCAACATGCTAACTTAGTAAAAAATATTGCTAAGTCAGTATTAATAGAGCTATCAGACCAAGGTATGGACGTTGACGGCACAGATGTTGAAAACGTAGGAAAGCCAGACCCAACTAAAGGAGCTACTGCTACACCTAATTATGTGGGTGACAGTGACGACTCATCTGAAACTGTGACACCAAGAAGCAGTATTGAAGACCAACAGGCTTCAATCATGGCTGAAGACAACGGTGAAGAAGATGAAGATGATGAAAGAAAAATGGAAAACGCAATGCACCCAATGAAAGAAAAAGCAATGCACGAAGATGAAAAAGAAAAGGCTTACATGAAAAAAGCCGATGACGAAGATGAAGACGAAGATGAAGATGAAGAAAAAGCTATGTTGAAAAAATCAATAGCTCAACTTCAGAAACAAATCGAAAGCCTAGATATATCTAAGGCTGTCAAAGAAGAATCCGAGAATAGACTACGAAAAATGGGATTCAAGGAAGAGAATGGATTACAGAGACCACAATTGAGTAAAAACGTGTTTGGAGCAGATGAAACTCCAATCAAGAAAGCTCAAACTGTGAACGATGTAGTTGACCAACTTACTAACCTTTCTTACAAAGAACTCAGAAAAATGCAAGAGTTCAAAAGACAAGGTATGGTAGAAGGTTTGCCAGACGAAATTGCAAACCTATAAACAATAAACCAATAAAAACGAGAGGATAATAATTATGCCTTCACTAAGTGAATACATTTCTCAATCGAATAGAGGACTAAACCAGTCTGTATTCGGTCCTGAGTACTTATCAAAAGCGTTTAATGCAGCAAACACAGGAACTGCTGATGCAATCTATACGACTACATCTGCGGACAATGTGTTTACGTCTACTTTCGGAAGAAAAGTATGGCAGTCATTGAACAACCAAACTCGTTTCTTCAACGCAATTCCAAGAACAGTTTTCGGTAACACCGTTGGTTGGAGGGTAAGAACAGATAGAGGTACACAAAGGTCTCGACCTATTACAGAGACTGGTAGTTTACCAGATATTGATGTTTCAAACCTAGAAACAATCTCTAGCTTGCCTAAGATTATTTCTACTTCATTCGGTGCTTCTGTGAAAGCAATGTACACTGCTCAATTAGAGGGTGGTGTCGGTGATGTATTAGCGTTGGAAAACGAAAACGCACAACTTGACCACATCAAGGAAATGAACCAAGAGCTATTGCTACCAAACACAGTAGCAAACATAGCAGCTGGTTCAGGAACTTCAGATGCTAACGTAACAAATGGTTCCGACTTAAGAATCGGAGACACAGTAATGTTAGTAGATGCAGGTTCATCAACAGCAAACAGTGTAGCAGTCTCTGCTATTTCTGGTACCGATGTAACATTCGGTAGTGCACTATCAGGCACACCTGCAAACGGTGCAACAACCGTAGCAGATAACCTATCAGTGCAAACTAGAGCAGGATTAACATCAATTGATGATATCGTTGCAATTAACAACGATGCAACAGTTGGTAACGCTGGTGTACAGAGGTTCGCTGGAGCTTACGACTTAACTACAGCAAACAGAACTTCAGGCACATTCGGTGCTGCTGCTACTGTAAAAGGTAACAGTGGTGTTGGAAGAGACCTATCTCTAAACCTACTTGATGACTGTATTCAGTCTATCAGGACAAATGGTGGAGAACCTAAGTTAATTCTTATGGGTCACGACCAATACTTCAAACTAGAGAGATTACTTAACTCTCAACAGAGATACATGGGACAGGAAGAGTACCAAGTAGGAGTAGGTTCTGAAAAGACCTTCCCGGGTACAAGAACTGGACTAGTTCTCGCAACTTACCAAGGTATTCCAATTCTACCAGATGCAGACACTACTAAATCAGAGGCTGCTTCAGGTGGTTCAAAACTAGGTTCAAACATCTACGTTTTGGATACAGACTACCTAGAAATCGCTGTAGCTCAACCTACTCAGTATATTGAGAACAGAGATTACTTCGCAGCTGACGCACTTGTAGTCAGAGGTTTGCTATACACAATGGCAGAGTTCAGAAGCTACAGGTTTGACGTACAAGGTGCGATTTTAGACTTAAACTCATAGTCGGTTAAAGTTACAGTAAATTAAGACTATATGTAAAAGTAGAGGGTGATTAAGATTAAATTAGTCACCCTCACTTTTGAATGAATGTAAATGAAATGTAATGTAAGGATGAATAATGCAGATTGTATATGCTAACGGAATATTACAAAGTCTAGATGTACAAACGAAGAGGATGGTTGGAGAAGTGATGACCCTAATAGAAGGTTCATTAACAGATGCTCCAACAACCACTGCGTTAAAAAAATCGATTAAGCAAGCCATGTGGCGAACTAATCGCAATATTCAAGATGACGTGACTAGTATGGCATTTAATACGGAGGAAATAAAAGATGGCTAAACATACTTTTAAACTATCAGACGTAACACCAGACGCTAGAATTATAGCAAGGTCTGCATTAGGTTACGATTTTAACTACTACGCTGACGCTGAAACATTATTGTTCGGTAGTACAGACGAAACTGCATTTAGAATGCAGAACATGTCAGCAGGAAGTGGGATATTCCCAACTCATGCTGAATCTTATGCTGCTAACGTGACAGTAGCTGGTGACTTAATAAAAACTGAAATTTTTATTGACCTTACTGGTTTGAACTCAGGTGCAGCAGGAGACATTATTGGTAAAGATGGCGGAACTGCTAATTGCCACATAGGACAGGTTACAGCTGCTCTAAATGGTACAATAATTGGAGGTTCAATTGCTTGTCTAGAAACCCCAGCAGGTGGAGAACCAGACATTGATGTGTTCTCAGCTACTGTTGGAACTGGTGCGGAAGACACAGCTGTTTCTGACTTAACAGAAACTAAGTTGTTCGATGCTGGACAAGACTTTATTGCTGGTCTATCTGCAAACCAATTCAACTTTGGTGGATTTACTGCCATACCAGCAGCTGACGAGTTCTTATACTTAGTCGGTTCTGGTGGTGGAACTGATGCCACTTACACCGCAGGAAAGTTCTTAGTAACACTTTACGGAAAACCTGCATAAAATAGGTTATAATTGAGTAGCCACTCTTTATTGGGTGGCTACCAATAATAGAAATAGGAGAATAAATACATGTCAATAACAAACGATTATCAAGACTCAGCATCTTTTGAAACGTGGCAATCAG